ATGACCATTATATCAGAACGTTTGCAGCACCTGCGCCTGACGCACGGCTATACCCAGACCGAGCTTGCACGAACCATGGGTGTGACCCGCCGGGCAGTCTACGCATGGGAGCACGACAAATGTCCCGAGATCCCTCATCTGATCCAGCTTGCCCAATTCTATCAGGTGTCGACCGATTATCTGTTGGGGCTGACGGAGTGAGGTGTGCCCCGCCACCGGAGGCCTTACCGGAGACTTTTTGCGCGCTATAGTGCGGTCATCTATAAACTTGCGCGACGGCAGCCAGAACGCTCCATATTTTTAAAAACGCACTCATAAGTCCATCTTATCGGACGCACCGTTTGATAGACTTCAGGTACAGCAAACACACACTTCAAAATACAGGAGGATAATATTATGGCAGGCGCTTTTTCGTTATTTTTAGGCATGTTGGGTCTTGGTGCAGCTGGTGCAGTCAGCGCGGGACAGAACGCAAAAATCAAGAAGGCAGATTATCAGTATGGCGAGGAGCATGGCCTTCATGGCACCTCTGAGGTTCTGCAAATGCGGGAGCGAGTGCGTAAAGAATGGTGGAGCATCTGCGGCAAAACCTACAACGCATGTGAGCGGCCTGCATCGAGTTACGGCGACCTCAGCAGAACCCCGTGGTGCTATCTGAAAAAGCGCTGGTTCATTGATCATCTGAACAAAAAGGGCATTCCTTATGATGATCTGGTCGTGGATGATGTTACTGGCGTTACCTTCTACGAGAGCCAGAAAAGGACGTCCCAAGCATATATGAGAAAGCTGCGGTAATAGACATCGCGCCCATCGTCACCACTTCTGTCAGCAGCAGGAGGTAAGCTTATGGCTGAAAATAAATTCGTTGTCAAAACGGTATTCCATGATGAAAATGGAGATACTCTGCTTCGTGAAGATTACCGTGAGACGCGAGAAAAAGCACAGGAGCTCAAGGATTTGGCTGATTTTGGCTATGCCGGACTTTTTGGCAAGGGTCAAACGAAAGTTACCACTGAGATCATTGAACGCTAACACCAACCATCATTTCCTATAACAGCAACAGAGCTCTGCCGCTCAGCACGAGTAGCAGGGCTCCTTCTATTTTATACAGTATTCAGTCAGAAAGTGAACTTAAAAAGCCGCGTTTAATATCAGACAGCACATATCCCGGCGGATTTGCAGTTCGATTATGGGGCTCCCCGAAATTGTGGGGGAACAGTTTCATTCGACCACTTTTGGTCAAACGTTATTGGTTTTATAGAACATGGAGGACCGCTCATTTTTGAGCATACTCACTTGTGCGCACAGAGAACATTTTTGAGCACCGTCTACATCTCCCCAAAATTGGGGACACCTTTCTTGATGGGGTCAGTCTAAGTGACCTCACTCCAATTTAGGCCGTTGCAGGTGCGTACTGTTTGGTACAGGGTCTCATACGGCAATCCCATCAGCGCAATGCAGACCGCCTTGACCCGCTGATCTGTGTCCTCAAAATGAGGACTCAGGTAGTCAATCACACAGAGGAACGCGATTTCTTTGTCTACAGTTTTCGTGGTGTTATGGAAATTTGTCGTCTGTCACGAGCGTAACAAAGACCGTCATCTACTATGAGGCGTTTTACTTTCCCTCAAATCGAGGGCTACTGCGAAATACCGACGCCTTTATCCAAGTGCAATTGAACTTTCCTCATTTTGAGGACTGTTGAACTTTTACCGATTTGGATAATGTTCATTGGTCGTATCATCGATAGAATATGGATCTCGGCAGTCGTTTTGTCCACTGAGCTTTTCCAACCGTAATCATTTTGATAACAGTTCATCGACCCTCAACTTGAGGGGAGTTGAGCTTTTGAACTCCGAACGATTTGTTCGATGTTGTATAGGCATTGTCTTGAATGGTCCATTTTTGACAGCGCAAAATTCCGCCATCAAAAGATATCCACAGTGTAGACGCCCTATATTATACGTTAACACGATATATTCTGTTTGAGGTATACTTTTTAATTGTATCAATCCAGATAGAATCACACTGCAGCAGATATTTTTCTCAACTATTTGAGATTTTTCACTAAGATCAAATCGTCGCCCATTTCTGATATGCGTCCTATTGGTGAAGGATTGATAAAGAGGAAGGTATTCGCTGACGCTCATACCATTTAGATCAACTCCAATCTTGAAAAAGCTCACAGGTTCGCTTAGTCAAGATTTCCGTTGGCGTGATCATGTTAACCGAGCGTTTCTGTCCCGTCCTCATGCTTCGGCCGTTCAAGAAGTACTCGGCTAACACGACCACGCAAAAAATCAAATAAAGAAGTCGAATATAGAGCGACATCAGTGCCTATATTTTTCACTGTTCTATATAGTAGAGTGAATTTCGTAGGCATCAATTTTCTAATTTTGTCACCCACCAGACCATTTTCTTTTGTCCTGCTTCAAATCGCTTCTGCTTACTTCCAAGATCATATCCATAGCGCTGCAACCATTGACGCGCAAAGGTATAGCTTGGCAACGATTTCTCGGCGTGTCCATCTGCCTTGTTGTAGATGTGCCCCAGCTCAAAGAAGATTTTCTGCCAATCTTGATAGTAGCGTTCCTCATTCAGATGGTCATCCAGATACTCAAGCAGTGGCGGCGGTTCAAGGCGCTCTACTTTTGCAAGCAGGCTTTCATCGATTTTTTTCAGCAGCTCTGTCTGATACCCCTGTTCGAGCATTTGCAACAGGAAAACACGTTCTACACGAGCCTGCAAGGTCGCACGTTTCCGCCAGCAGTATTCACCTTCCCGTGGATCCAGAACGACTGTATGGCTTTTTTTCAGTATTTCCACTGTTTCAGGCTGATGCAGGTATGTCTTCCATGCCTTCCTATCATCAAACCATTTCCGATATGCCTCGACCGGTTCCAGCTGATACTTCTCGATTTTTTTAAGTTCCCCTTCCAGACGTTCTTTGGGGTAATGCAGCAAATACACCGCGCAGGTATCCCCCTCATCCAAGGGACGTTTGCGGCCAAGGATCTGTGCATTAACGAGCGGGTTCCACAGTTCACTGACAATATATTTCAGCGCACGGTCTTTCATATCCACACCATTATAGAGGGTCGTTGTGGTCAGTGTGACCTGATGCTGCAGAACATTGCCCACAAGCACATCATCCAGTTTGTCAAATTCCTCCGCTTCCTGACGGTATTTGGAGCACAGGCACGCCACATCCTCTATGCCTTCTGCCTTCAGAGTGTCCCGCAGTTTTCGCAGCTTGGCAATGGTATTCACAAAAACGAGGATCTTTTCTCCCGGCTGTACCCGGCGGATGATATCCAGCTCGTCATCGTCACGGTAGAAGAACTTCATGCTTGACACAAACCGATAATCCATCGGCAGACGATAATGCTGTCCCTCCGGGATCATTTTCCGCAGCTCCCAATAGTCAAAGAAGGGGCGGGCGGTAGCGCTCATAAAGATGCAGGTCTTCGTTGTCCACAGCTCTTTAATAGCCTCATAGCTTGCATCCACATGATCGTTGAAGCTGGCATCGGTCACCATGTAGTGATACTCGTCTGACACGATATAATCAAACGATCTCAGATAAGTTTTGGCGGCATCTTCATTCCTTTGCAGGAAGGTTTCCAGCCACTGGTATGTTTCAACACGGATGGTGTGCTCATACTTGTTATCTATGGCGGTTTTGTCAACAATTCCTCCAAGCGCGGGATCACGGTCCTCGTAGGTCACTTCTATACGCCCCAAACGGTTCACATCGCGCTCAATCTGGTTGCGCAGAGCTTCGCGATTGCACAGGATCAGGATACGCTTACGATGTTCATATGCCCACGGCAGCAATGTCTTCAGAATAAAATAGGTCTTGCCGGAGTTCGTGCCCGCATCAAACACCACGATCCCATGCCAGTTCTTGTAATCCTCACCAACAAGATCTGTGATGTACTGTTTTGCAGGCTGTGGAGTTGCCCCGGCGGTTTCCGGTTCTGCCTCCGGCACAATGGGATCAAGCTGTTCGTCAGCCTCCTTTTTCTTTTTGCGAGAGGCAGTAATCCAATCCAGAATCTCCTGCAGTTTTTGCTGTCGTTCTTCTTCCGTCAACGAGGCAGGGTCAATGTGCTGCTCCTGCTCATACTCCCGTTGTGCCTCAGACAGCTTCAGGTAGAAACCATCGAATGGCCAGCGCTTCTCTTCATCACTCATATTGGTCCGCGTCTCCTTTTTTTGATTTCACTATACCATATCATCTCGTTTTGCTCAAGTGATATTGGCCCATTTTTACTCCCCCTTCCCCATCTTGATTTTATCTCCGTGGCGATTTTGGCGGGTCAGCTGCTCTAGGGGATTCAGGGCGTCATAGTTGGCTCTCAGGTCGTCCGCATACAGTGCCACATACCGCCGGGTCATGGTAAGGTCAGCGTGTCCCAGCAGCTTTTGCAGACGGAACGGGTCGCCGCCAGCTTGGATATACAGCTTCGCATAGGTGTGCCGGAACAGGTGCATAGAGGTCTTCTCCACGCCTCTGCTATGATTATAATTCCATACCGCATTGCCAAGCGAATTCAGGGTCATCTGGTTGCCATACTCCGAGACAAACAACGGAGCTGTAGGGTCGCCGCTGCGGTGCTCCAGATAGTCCTCCATGATTTTGACCAAGGCCTTAGAGAGCGGTACGATTTGCTGATTACGCGCCTTCATGTGGCGGAAAAATACTGTCCCGGCGGAAAGGTCCAAATCTCCGATCTGCAGGTTGAGCAGCGTGGACGCACGGCAGCCGGTACCAAGCAGGAAGTTGACAATGACCCAATTACGGTATTCAGCAAAAGAGCACGTCTTGCAGTCCGGTTCCTTCAATAGCTTCTGCAGCTCGTCGGTGGTGTAGGGCTCCTTGATCGGATCATCTGCACGCACCAGTCTGATCGGATACTTTTCCAGATAGCTCTTTTCCATGCACCAGTACAAGAACGCACGCACCATACGGAGATTCGTATTGATGGTCGTATCGTGGAGCTGTTGGTCCTTCATATAGAAGATATAATCCTCTACCGTTTCCTCTGTGATGGTATGAATGGGCTGTTCCGTATCCCCCAGAAACCGAAAGAAGCTTCTGCCCTTTGCGGCGTAGAAGTCGAGTGAGCCTTGGGAGAGGTTCTTGAGGCGGTTGTACTTTTGGAACCTTTCAAAGGCCTGTTGGATGGTGGGGTTTGCCTTGGCAGCGGGTCTTAAATCACGGTTACGCACGAGAGAGACTCCTCCTTTTTTCGCGAAAAATCCCTCTCGCCCGCTCAGCACTTCCAGAAAATGGAATAAAAAGAAAAAGCCCAGAATCATTCGAATCAACGAACAATTCTGAGCTTTCACATGCGGCGGAAGTGGGGCTGTACGAACAAATCTCCCGCCTGAACAACCATCGCCCTTTTCGGCTCCCCCTGATGAGGGCGGTGTCCCTGAATTTTTTCGGCACTCTAAGTGTACGGTACGAACTCTTGGCTCCAATGTAACCATTCAAATGGTCGGGAGCGTGTTCGTTCTGTACTGCGAGATACCAACTCGTTAATAATGGTAAGCCCCGGTTCTTTCATGTTTTTGGTGAAAGAGCCGGGGTATTTTTGTTATTTTCACCCGTTTTTCGGAAGAATTTGCCGAAAGTAGTAGTTTCCTGCCAAAATCCAGCTAAGCCGATTTGAAATCGGTAGAATTTTGGATAAAGGAGATTGGCTTATGATTAGGATTTTACTGTCAACGCGTCTCGGCGAAAGGCGCATGACGCAAACGGAACTTGCCCGTGCAACCGGCATCCGCGCTCAAACCATCAATGAACTGTATCACGACTTTGCAGAAAGAATCAGTCTTGACGATCTGGATTTGATTTGTGAAGCTCTGGATTGCGGCATTGATGAGCTGATTGTCCGTGAACCCAACGAGGAACTTCGAGTCACGGAGGTGCGCCGGATCCCGAAAACCGTAAACAAGGCCCGAAAGAAGTAAGTTGTTCTCCCCTGCCCGGATACACAATCCGGGCTTTTTGTATAAATATATTTGTTTATTTTATCATCTATTTTCTTTATAAAATATCGGTTTTGCTGTTGTCTTTCAAGGCAAAAAGGAAGATACTATAATCACAGCAAGGGAGTACGACCGGAAGGCAAGGGGCGAAGTAAGAGCCGGGAGCGCAGTAAGTCGTGAGCGCATGCTAAGTCAGTAACCCACTCCCCTGCTGCTTTTTATTTTATCTTTTCAGCCAAAGAAAGAGAGGGCATTATGAAAAAGTTTGATCTGTCCGCCATCATGCGCAAGGCATGGAAGCTGTATCGAAAGGGCGTTGCGGCCTTTTCCGAGTGCCTGCACCGGGCATGGAACAGTGCAAAGGCCGAGCCGATCAACGCCCAGCGCATCGAGGAAGCCCAGCAAGCCGCCGGTGTGGCCGAGCCTGTGAACACATGGGCAGGCTGGAAAGCCGCCGGGTACATGGTAGAGCATGGCGCAAAAGCTCTGTTTCAGGCGGTGCTTATCCACAGCAGCAAGGGGGACGGCCAGACCTACCGGGCATCGTTCTTTGCTGCTTCTCAGGTAAAGCCCTTACCCACGGCATAAAGAAAGCCGCCAGCGCTTCAAAAACACTGGCGGCTTTTATCATACCTCTGTTCCATCCGGGAAGCGGAAGTTCACAACAAGTTCTGCGCCCATGGCCTGCGCCATCTGCTCCAGTTCTTCATACTTGAACTTTCCTGTTTTCATTCGCTGGTTGAATGCCTGCGGGGTGGTGTCCATCCGCCGGGCAAGTTCAGCTTCTTTTACTTTGGCAACAGCTTCAGCCATTTTGATTTTCGTTGGGAAATCCATGCTCATCACCTCACCGCAAGTATAAATGATTTCCTGTATTTTGTCAAGAAATATTTTCAAAAATATAGGTTTTTCTTTAAGAAAAGCCTTGACATTATAAAGGAAATCCTGTATAATATAGGTGTCAGGAGGAGCGGAAAGCTCACCGGAAAGGAGAACAGACCGATGGATGAAAAAACAAAAGCTCTGAAAGAGCTGCTGGAAATCTTGGTCGAACATCCCGATCTTGCAGAGCGGATAACGATCACGATTAAACCCAACAGAATCATTCAGAGCAACGAGACCCCCACGGATAACAAGTAATCCGTAAGAGCAGGGCGGCGGGTAGGAGCCGCCGCCCTCGCTTTTTAATTATAACCACCCACCGATGAAAAATCAAGGAGAATATATATGAACAGAGAGCGCAGAAAGGCCCTGCAGGCCATCGTTGACCAGCTTGAAACCCTCCAGATGCAGCTTGAGGAAATCCAGACCGAGGAAGAAGAATACCGGGACAACATCCCTGAAAACTTCCAGAGCGGCGAGCGGTACGAGCGTACCGAGGAAATCTGTGAAAGCCTGTCCGATGCGGTAAGCAGTCTGGAAGATGCCACCAGCAGCATTGAAGAAGCGATTGAGTAAGGAGAAGCGCCATGACCATCCGAGAGTTTGCAAAGCTGAACAATTTTCCCATCAAGGGCAAGCTGACCCGCATTCCTGATGAGGTCGAATACGACTTCAACGACCGGCCGCACAACTGCAAGCGGTACGTTGACGAAGATTTCAATGAATACGGCATCCATGAGGACGGCTTCATTGTTGCCATCCCCTGCGAAAAGGCTTGGGGGTTCAGCACCAAAGAGAAGTCCCGGATTGCCGCCATGATTGAAAAAGAGCGCCAGGAAGCCGCTGAGCGCCGGATGTTCGGTGATTGATGGGAGGTATGAACTGAATGCTTACGCTTGAGCAAGCGCTTCAGCACGGCGCCGCCGTCGGTGTCAAATACTATGTGAAAAACAGCTATGACAAAATCGTTGGCGGAACCTGCACAGAAGAACAGGCGCTTTCCATGAAGAAGCGCTTCGAGGAAGAAGACAAGCACAACCCTTGGACAAAAGGATCCACCCGCTTTTACATTACCAAAATAGGATGAGGTTTACTATATGAATGATTTGGAGCAGGCTCTCCGCATCCTGCGCGGAAGCAAACAATATAATTTCAATGGCACGGTTTTGACTGTGATCGGCTATTATACCGGCAAGCGCATTTCCCTTGATTTGGGTAAGTTGGATGCGGATATGCTGGAAGCCCTCACCCCAGATGAGGAAGCCGATGACGGCGGTATTTGGTAATCTGCAAACAAAAAATCCCCCTGCGCTGGCCGATGAAGTCAACGCAGGGGGATTTTGTATGCCGCAGGGGCGGCGAAATGTAAAAATCAAGAGCGGAACCACCCACAGGCAATGCCGCTCTCTACAAAAGCCGTGGCTTTTCAAGTGGTTCTATTTTAGCTGGCGTTTATGTATCCGTCAAGCCTTTTTGGTACTCAGCGCCGCAGTCATAGCGTCAAATGCGCGCTCAATAACCGCATCCAACACCTCATCGGTGATTGCCCACTGGATGACAGCCGGGCACTTGGCGCGGAGAGCCGCGAACACCTGCTTCTTCTTTTTGGCACCCTGACCGCTGCCCATGATGGACAGCTCGGCCTTTTCGACCAGTTCCAGAGCCAGATCCTTGACGGTGGCCTTGTAGCCCAGCCGGATGCCCCCGACTGCCAGAGCAACGAAGCCCAGCAGCATCAGAGCGATGGCGATGGGCGCGGGGATGAAGTTCAGCATAGCTTCCATGATATTGCCTCCTATAAGTATCAGCGGCGCGGAGAGACACCCCTGCGCCGTTTTGTTGTGTTGGTTATATCGGATGTTTCACAGGTACTTGGAAGCCCCGGAAATGGCCTTCCAACTGGCAGGACCGCAGATGCCGTCCACGGCCAGTCCGTGCGCCTCCTGCGCTTTCAGCAGAGCGTTCTCGGTGCCCTCGCCGAAAATGCCGTCCGGGGTCAGCCCCAGCAGCCGCTGGAGCATCTTCGTGGCTGCACGGTTTGCATCCCCGGTGCAGCCCCGGCGGATGGTCGGCAGAATGAACTTCTGGTAGGTGGTGCTGGGGTAGTGCCGCGGGGCATCGCACAGCCACGTTGCCTTTGCATCGCGGGTATCGGTGTGTACGATGGCGCAGCCGTCATACCAGTAGATACCCACAGCCTTGAAGTACTGGGCGGCGATGATGCCCAAAGCCACAGGGTTGATGTCGCGGTCTTTCATGCGCCAGTCAGCCGCCATCCCATAACGGTGCTTGCTGCCCGAACTGCCTTTAACCGCCGCATTATGCGGAATACAGCGGTAGCCACTGGTAATTTTGATGGGCTTACCCAGCTTTTCCCGAACAGCCTGCATCTTCTCTACCAACTCCGAATCCACCATCTGCCGAGTACACCCGCAGGGGCATTTGAACTCCTCACGGGTAAAATTTTTGCTCAGGGCAGATGTGTCGCTGGCCTGATAGACAATGACTCTCATGTAAAAAACCTCCTTCAAGAGAAGTCGTGCTTTTGAAGCCGCTCGTTGTACACCCGCTTGATATTCGCTACTGCACAGATGCAGCGGTTGTTTTTGTAGTCGGGGTGACTGCGGCAGTAGTCCTCATAGGCATCAATGACGGCCAAAATCTCGATAAAATGCTCCCTCGTGTGGTGCTTATCATCAATCAGTTCGTCATTGAAGCGCAGGATCTGGGTACGCAGAAGATTGGCATTGCGCTCATCATCAACTTGGATATGCTCCTCCAGCTTTTTCTGGGTCTGCTTCTGCTGTTCCAGCACTTCAGCATTCAGGGCGTGTCCGATGATTTTCGCAAGCCTGCTCCACGGATTGATCTTGATGGGCGAAACCTCAATGAGCGAGAGCAGCACCAAAACCATCCCGCCACCGCTCCAGAACAATTCTTTCAGATTCACAGCCATCCCCCTCACTGAACCAGCGCGGCGATTGCCTGCAAATCAAAAATCGGAGCATCAAAAAACGCTCTCGCCCACAGCCAGTAGTCTTCGGACTCCGGGCGGCGGTACTTTTGGCAGAGTGCCGATGCCCAAACCCGGTTCCAGCGGGTCTGATAGTCCGCATCCCGGCGCTCAAGGCACCGCTGGATGTTTCCTACCAGTTCCCCGCGCAGGGTGCCGTTACCGTCATCGTCCTGCACAAAGCAGTCCATGCCGTTCTGGCTCCCTACAGCACACACGCGCTGGTTTTTGTGCATAAGAAAACCGTCCTGACAAGTCAGGGCGGTTCCATAGGGAATATTCACTTTTCCATCTATGCCGTCGAAGCGCGCCCGGCGGCGGGCGATAAAGCGTTCATGCTCCATGGGTTAGACCTGCTCTTTCTTCTCGGTCTTCTCGGCGAGCAGAGCGGTCAGCTCGTTATACTCGTCCTCGGTCAGCTTGTTGGCAGCGTAAAAGACATCCAGCTTGGTTGCCATGCCAGCGGTGTTGCCCTTTTCAATCATGCGCTTGCAAGTACGATACAGCATTCAGTTCACCCCCTTTCTCAAGAAGCATCGGTATCATCAGTGATGCCCAGCTCCAACAGGGTCAGGCGGTACGCCTGATCCACGTTGAGAGCATCAGCATCCTCGATGGCGGTTTGGGTTTCCGTGACCCAGCTTCCAATATCGGTCTGCTCCAGCATAACGCTTTCCAAATCGTCCCCCATAGGGTCACGATCGAGCAGATGATACGGTGTGCCGGCATAAGAAATGCCCGAAGCATCAGGCTCCGGGCAGAGGATATAACAGCCGTTGTCGGCTTTTTTGATGTAGGTCACGTCCTCGGTCAAGGCAAGGACGGTGCCATCACTGGCTTTGATGATTTTGAACAAGGCACTCTACCTCCAAAAATTGCATAGCAAAGCCGCCGCAGACGCAGCAGCCGCCCATGGTCATCAAAATTTTTATAGTAGGCTTCTTGGCAGTTCATATACTGCGCCACCTCCTGCAGGGTACGTTTCCCGGCCAGCCATTCACGGTGGAACAGCTTCAGTTTTCTCCGTGCGCGTATCACGCCGTCACGGCTACCATTGACTTTGATTTTCCCGGTCTCGGTCAAGGTAAAACGAGCCTTGCACCAGCGGAAAGGCTTTGTCAGAGGGATGATCTTGCATTTCTTCTTGTTGACCGGGATGCCGCGGATTTCAAACTGGCGCACGATAGCGCGGCCCAGCTTTTTCAAATCTTCGATGTCCGGGAGAATGATGCAGTAATCATCCATGTAGTGCCCGGCGCTGTGCGTGGACATCTGGCATTTGATCCAGTTGTCCACGGCACTGGGCATCGCCGCCATTTCCTGCTGGCTCGGCTCAACGCCCAGCGGCATCCCACGGCCCGGGAATTCGCCGGGAGCAGTATCAATAATGGTATCTGCTATCCGCCGAAAATCAGGGTTCAGGATATACCGCTGGTGCCGCTGATAGATGATAGAATGGGGTGCATAAGGAAAGAACTTCTTCAGGTCGAGCAGCAACACCCCGCCCGCACGGCCATACTTGCGGTAATGCCGCGCCAGCTGCTGTTTGATGCGCTTGATCTGCCAGTGCAGCCCCTTACCAATCCGGCTTGCACCGTTGTCATAGATCATGCTGGGGTCGTAAAGCGGCTCCAACACTTCCTTGCTGATGACCTTGTGGATTTGTCGGTCTGTAATATGAGGAGCGTCAATCCCACGAATCTTGCCGCGTTCACAGACCGTGAAATGAACGTATTTCTTAGGCCGCCACCTTTTTGCCAAAATAAGCCGCCGCTGCTTCGCTGTGTGGGAAAACAGATGCCGCTCAAAGTTCTGCGTGCTCTGCTTCCAGCGTACACCGTTGCAGCATTTCCGGCCGTATTTGAACATCGTGTGGTAACTGAACACTTCTTCCAACGAACCGAGGGCGGCACAACGGGCTTCCTGTCTGGCTCGGCGTGCTGCCCGGCGGCGCTGGTATCGTGCTTCATGGCGCTCCTGACTTGTCATAAAAGTATTCGCTCCTCGTACAGATGAATTGTAGGGCATCGTCTAATCTGCTTTATGCCGGCACATGAAACGCGGTAAGATGCATCCCGCGCCATGCAAGAAGCGTCCGTGTCGGCATATCGAAAAGCAGTTTTAGAGGTTTGACCCTCAGGGAAGTACCTCTCCTTTTGCTATGGTCGTCTTTCACCTATGGCTACTCCATGTGACCAAGCATTGCAAAATCCGGGCACAACACCATACGCATTGTTAGCGTTGTTATAGTCCAACGACCCCGACGACGAAACCGCGCAGAAGTAGTTGTTGTTGTTGATGTTGTTGTAGTTCGGCGACCGCAGCCACCAGACCGCCGCCGCAGGAATTGACAGAGATACACCCACTTAAAAATCAGGCTTTCCGATTGACCGTTCCGATCATGCCTTGCAGCAGGTCGTTTTCCTTGTCAATCAGCTCACCCAACTTTTGAGCCATTTTGTCCAGTCTTTCAGTTGCTTTCTTCGCATCGACACTTTTCCCTGAGGGAGTTGTGAAACATCCCTGCGGGTTCTGGGTCATGATGAGATAGCAGTGAGTCAACCGAACATCCAGCGCCATCAGAGATGCCCGCGCTTCCAGAAGATGTGCTTTACGAAGCTGGCGCCGCTGATCGTCGGAGGGATAGATGCTGTTTGCCTTTTCGGCGTGGTCTATCACCTCACCTGCCAGCTTTGCAACTGGTTCTGCAATCAATCTGGAATACCTTGCGGAAATGCGGGTCAGGAAGTTTATCGTTTCAATGTAAATCGCATTGGCGACATTCACATACTCCGCCTTGCTTTCTGTGCGCTTGGATTTCAAAACTGACATGATACTTTAGTCTCCTTCGGGGTCATCGAGGTCGATTTCCCCTTGCTCTCGCTCAACTTCTTCCAAATGCTTGAGCAGCACATACTCTATGTAGTTCGTGATGGACCGATGTTCTTTTGTTGCTAGAACGCCGATCTTGTCAAAAACTTCATCGGACAGGCGCAGTGTAAAGACGCGCTTGTTAGTTGCCATACAATACCTCCTAACAAACAGGTTTTGAAAGTATTGTATAGCGTTTTTCGTGCCGTGTATGCACTCATAAGACAGTTGAGTGATAGCACTTTCAGTATCTTTTTTCAAAAAATCGCGCGGGGCGCTGACGCGCCCTTTGAATTTTTTGAGGAAAGTTTGCTGTTTTCCGCCCACTTCCGTGGGCTTGAGTAAGTCGAGAATCCCTGCGGGGGATTAGACAACAAAGCCGGGCACAACACCATACGCATAGTAAGCGCCGTAATAGTCCAACGACCCCGACGACGAAACCGCGCAGAAGTAGTAGCGGTAGATGAAGATGTAGTAGTACGGCGACCGCAGCCACCAGACCGCCGCCGTTCCGGTGGCGGAATGTTTATTGGCTACCTTACTGTTTCCCGCCTTAAAGTAGTCGTACTGTGCCTGACTGTTTTGCTCTGCGCTGTTGGCATAGCTTCGAGTTCCATGAACCTCATACTCAGACAGCAGGAACAGATAATCCGTGGTAGAGGACACGTTGCTGGCGGTATTGCTGCCACCCTTATTATCCGTATACTTCGTGCAGGACTTCATCACCGCCCGCAGGTCAGAGGGGAGTGCGGCCAGCAACGTGTTGGCGGTCGGGCTGGTGGGAGAGCTTGCGCTACCAAGCACCTTGCTCCGCATCTGACTGCTCTCCCAGCCGCCAGAGTTCGTGTTGGAGGTATTCATGGTAAACGCGCCAGACGTGGAAGTCGTGCTGCCGTAGCTACTATCCACCAGACCCACAAACTTGCCGCTGATCTTACCCAACAGGAAGTGGATGCGGTTGCCGCCCTCCTTGCCGGAATTGTGGTTGAAACCGATGATAAAGGCATCAACTTTCAAGCTGGAGATCGTAGTCGCACCCACCTTGCCATTGATGGTCACAGACTTCGTGGCACCAACAGACCAGTAGTTTGCACCCTGCCCAGCATCGCTGACGGCCTTGATGACTGCCCAACTGTTGCTGCTGAGCGTTTTGGACACCAGCGTAACGGCTACCGTGAACGTCTTGCTGGACGGTGCAGTATAGTTGGTATCTGCACCCACATTGACCGTAATAGTGGCACTGCCGGTCGCCTTTGCGGTCACCGTGATGGTGGTGCCGGAAACACTTACCGTTGCAATGTTAGTACTGCCAGAGGATGCGGTCACCGTACCGCTGCCAGGCCGCGTAACAGTGATGGTGCCAGAGGTTTTCGGGTAGGTCAGGCTCAGACTGCTTGCGGACAGCGTAATACTGCCGGTCGCCTTGCCGATCGTCCACGAAGCGCTCTTGGCCGTAGTCGTCCCATCCGACCACTTATAATTGGAAGTCGGGGTAAAGGTGGCGCTGTAGCTGCCAGCGTTGGTTGCGCTGCTCGTGCCACCGATTGTCAGCTGAGAACTGTTATAGTTGCTCCACGACGGGGACTGCGCCGAGCCATTGTAAGTCACGCTACCGGTCTGTGCCGGCACATTCTTGACCGCGGCTCGGCCAATCGTCCACGACACACTCTTGGCTTCCTGCGTGCCGTCCGTCCAGACATACTTGCCTATGGGCGTAAACGTGGCCGTATAGGTGCCAGCATTGATGCCGGAGGTCACGCCCCCGATCGTCATCATGCTGCTGTCATAGCCTTTCCATGTGGGACTCTGGGTGGAGCCGGTATAGGTCAGGCTCCCGCTCTGGGCGGGCACGGCCTGAATCGTCAGGGTCAGCACAGAAAGCGCATCAATGGCTTCCTGCACATTCGCCGCCGAAATGCCGGACTTGCTGTTGTCGTAGGAAATATCTGCCGCAGTGCCGCCGGACGAACCGCCGCCACCGCCAGCATTAAAAGGACCCCATGCCATAAGATTAACCCTCCTTTGCCGCTGTTGCGGCCGTGATGATGTGGTACTGCGCCGAAATCGTAGCTGTTGGCACCGATGCCGCACGAAGCCGGAGGATGCCGGCACGGCTTTCGGTCGCAACAAAATTTGCCGCTCGTGCAACTGCGCTGCTCGCCGGGGCAACATCCACCGCCACATAGTCAGCCGCCGTTAAGCCGCTGATTGCAATGTCGATGTAGTTCGTATAGCCGGGAACACTGCTGTCAGTTTTCCAGCCAGTTGCAGGGATAGAAAAAGAAACGAACTCCGTTTTATCCGCTTTTACTCCATCCATTTCATCCAAAGCAGCGGCCGCGGCATCAGCCACCTGTGCCGCCCGATCTTTTGACTTCTGGGACACCGCCCGAAGCTGGGAAAGGGTCGTGAGCTTTTCGCTCAA